AGCACACTGAAAATTGCAGTAAGTCCTCACGTTGTATGTCCCGCCTGACAGGTAGAGATTACCGCCTGAAACAAACACGCCGGAGTACGCCGAGTTCGTGAGAAATCCGTCGGACGCCGGCTCGACTGCAATCGATGTCGTAACCCCAGAGGGGCCGGAAGGACAACTGAAGTCGGTTTTCCGATTGGCGATATAGATCGTGTTCGTTCTGGGCGGGTTAAGCATCGAGACGGTGTAAGGGGTTCGAAATTCGATGTCGGCGGTGAGGTAGAGATACCCGATCGCCGCGCCGACGGAGGAGGCATCGGTACCCTCCACTCCCACCTCAATGACTTCGTCGTCAAGACGCATGTCCTGCCCCTGTGATCCGTACGAGTCCCGAACGTACTTCCACCGAGTAGGATCAAGCTTGAGAGTTGCACACTCCCATGCCGGAACCGTGATGGAACGTCTGGCACGCTCGGTCTGAGCAGTCATGGTGTCAGGCGGGGCATCATACCAGTTCTCCAACAGAGAAACCGTGATGATGCCCGACTTATTTGATCCGAACACGCTGGCTATGGGTTCATACCTGACGTGCCAATTGACGGCGCGCCAATACTGGTAAGTCTTGGCCACCTGAGCCAGACGAGGCCATAAGTCGGAGTTCCCCGCATTGACGGAATAGTCAAGGGAGCTGAAGACAGTGCTGCCCAATACGGCTCCTCCCATCTTGATCATCTTAACGCTTTGCATAGGAACATGCGTGACGCGAGTGACGGTCTTCCCGGGATGAGCAGGCTTCGACTGTTTCTCCTGGACGGAGGACTTCTTCTGCTGCTTCTTGCTCTTTTGAGTCTTCTTTTGGTCCATAGTGAGTGGTTCGTAAACTCTTACAGTACTCTGTATGGGGTACCGGGAGTAAAACCGGGACTGTGCATCCCCTCAAGCCGGCGGCTTCTCCGTGCAGTCTCTTGGCATTCCGCGTAAAGCTTAGCTTCGGTTGGTGCCGAATTTGGAGAATGAATGAGGGGACCCCATGACCGCCTACGGTATATAACGGCCTCTAAGTACCCGAGGAGGGTTTAAGGGAGGCGATAGGATTGATCAGATCCCGTCGCCTCCCACAGGGGGTAGAACCACTCCCCCTGAGGCGAAAAGTCCGGCGACCACATCCACGTCTAGATATGGCCTGACCGTTTTGGAGTCACCCGGCTCCAAATCAAATTTTTGCTCATTCTCGAAGCGGAATGGCGCACGTTCCACGCCCGGGGGCAGGTCGTGCGTATCCGCATTCTCATCCGGAGAATGAGCAACCACGCGCTCTCCCAGAGCTCGATGCCTCCAGGTCTTGATTCTGACAGCAACTTCGTCGCGAATATGAACAGAATCCGGCCGAGAGGACAGGACGAGTCGAGGTGCTGAGAGTGCTTCGATATCGGGCGGAGCGCGCTCAACGTACGTGTGTCTGATGGGACTCAAAACACCGTGACAGTCGCAAATGCGACGGGAGACGGACTTAGTCCTCTCACCGCCGCACTCACAGCTGATGCCCGCCAACCGTTCCCAGGCGGAAACACAGTTGTAGGGGCAATACGTTGTGCGCACCTGCTCGTACCTTGCGCGTGGACATACCGTGCCTTGGAGTCCGCAGACTCCATACCTAGTGTTCCAGTGACGACAGTAAGTTCCCGTATACCAATGACCCATGGGACACATCACCTCCCTGATCCGAACTTTCGTTGGACAACCCCGGTTGTACTTAACGCGAGACTTATAGGAGTTGATGGATTCCATAGGCTGGTTCCAGACAGGGCGATCTCCGGCCTCTAAAAAGGGGACGGCGACGGGGAGATCCCACGGGAACGATTGAGCCAACGCAGGGGGGGCAATCGCTGCTTGTTTCGGCCCAAAACTGTAGTCTAGGTTCGGCGTTCCATGGTAGAGACGGACGGCAACCGCACGTTGCTGGGGATCAATGGTATTGATCCACAATGCGGGCTTCTCCTGACCCATCCCTCCCAGCGCAATCGGAAGAAACAAATTCCGACCCGCCAGGTCACGGTCAAGCTGCTTTCCATGTTTAGACAGAAACAGCTTGATGACCCGCTCTTGCCAATTGAAGCTGCAGGTTTCAAAGAGTGCCGTGATTACCTCAGCCGGACAGAAGCGCTCAGATTCAAGCTTCTTTATACCAAACAGGAGGTTAGAACGTAGGACACTAAGACGGACCCACTCACCACGATGAAGTCCGTAACGCTGCGCATTGATGACCGCGAACTCGGGGGATTCATGACTCTTCCCCGGAGATCTTCTCAGCCCGACGCTGGACGCAAGGGCCCAGAAAATTCTCTCTTCGTCGG